GACTGGTACAGGCCGAACTCTGAGAGCAGCCTCGCGTAGAAGCGTCTCCCCGCTTCGGTTCCAAGGACCGCAGCGACATCAGCCTGTTCATTTGCATCCATCCCCTGATTAGGCGCCCGTCAGGCGGCTGATCTCCTCGTGGTAGACAACCAGAGACCGAGCCGAGCCGGCCGAGAGGTCGATGATCCCGATGTAGGGGATCAGGTCCACGGCAGCCAGAGCGGTCGAGGAGCCAACAAGCTGACCGTTGATGTAGAACGACGCCACTCGGCGGGAATCGATGTTGATGAGGAGGTTGTACTTCGTCGCAGCAGCCACCGCCGCGACCTCAGTCAGCGCCGTGTCCGTGTCCGTGCCGCTGATCGAATAGACCATGTGCCAGTAGGTCGGGCTGGTCGAGTGGGCCGTGTTGAACTTGAACATCACCTGATCGTTGTCCGTGGCAACGGTCGGGGTGTTCGTCAGCTTGAGACCCGCCCAGATGGCGCACGACGTCACCGCAGCGGGCGTCTGGATCGCGCAGCCCCAGCGGACGCTACGGTCAGTACCCCAGGTCCACTTCGTCCAGGGGGACTGAGTGGCCGTCAGATGGGGAAGGATGATCGTGCTGTCGTTGGTCGCGCCGTGGGTCGCAACCGTGATGCCACCCTCGACGTACTGAGCCACATCCGCGCTCACCGCGCTCGTGCCAAGCACCTCAAAGGCCCGGTTCGCGTTCAGGCTGAGAAGGAGGTCGGAGGTGTCGAAGGAGTCTCCGGCAGGGAGCTGCGTGACGCCAGTAAGCTGAGGCGCCTTCTCGAAATGCTCGACAAGGCCAGTACGATCCTTCGCGGTGTTCAGGCCCTCGATGTTCATGGGGTAGCCGAGGGGGTCAACCACGAAGGCGTTGCGGGTCTCGTTGAGACCGCATCCACCCTGGGGAATGACCGAGAACTCAAACGGCGTGTTCAGGCCCGGGATGTTGAACTTCTTGATCGCGTCGACCATCTGGTGACTCTCCTACCGACCGGGGACAGCCCCGGCAGCTTCGCTAAGTGCCCCCGCTACACGCGAGAGCGCGGTATCGCCTTCCATGGACGTCTCGGAAAGATCCTTCGCCGTCTTCGCCATCGCAGGGATCCGCTCAGCCGCCTGCTGCTGCTGGATCTGCTTGGCCCTGGCCTGACGGATGGCTTCACGCTCCTCCGGGGAGCGCATGATCTGAGAGGGGATGGCGAGGCGGTCGGCGTAATGCTCGATAGCCTCGTCCGTGTTGATGTTGTCGAGGATGTCGGGGGCGAACTGGGAAGCCTGAGCGGCGAACGTCAGCACCCGCTCGATGGGCGCCACTTGCATCTTCTTCCTGGCCTGACTCAGGATCCCAAGGAACTCGACATCGAACGATCCGGCCCGACGGAGTTCCTCGGGGGGAGGGTAGTCAGCGAAGTCCCCCTGAGCCCACATCGCATCGAAGTAGGTGTCAACGAGCGGGATGAACACGCTCGTCTCGAGCTGCTCGATCATGGGGGAGAGCTGAACGAGCTTCTCCTCCTTACGCGCCTCGATCTCCGTAGCCGTGCGGGTACGGTCGTCAAGGTACTGGAGCATCTTGAAGAGAGTGGCGTGGAGCGCCTCGTGGATGCGCCCGCGGATCTGCTTCTGCTTGCCCTCGAGTTCCGCGATGCTGAGATCAGGCGAATGGGCCGGCCGAAGCTGCTTGAGCCCCTCAACGCTCGAGACGTAGGTGGTCTCGTTCGGGAGCCAGCCGTTGCCCTTCCCCTCAAGCTCAGCGGGGGCGAGCCAATGCGGTGCAACCTTCTTGTCGATGGCCTGGAAGCTGCGCTGCTCACCCTTCTGGAGACCTTTGATGTCTCCGATGGCGAGCATCCCAGGGCAGTCAACCCCGTAGACCTCCCCGTGGATCGCCTTCCAGCGGCCACAGAGAACGGGGAAGCGGTCGTAGCCGCTCTCACGGAGGAAGACGTCCCCCTCGGGGTTGGTCGCGTAGCCGCTCTTGTCGGACGCGCCCGACATCCCCAACTCGTAGTAGCAGGAGGAGAACTTCTTGTACTTGGAAGAGAGGCGGCTCTTGTCGTAGCTCTCGTTCGGGTAGACGATGTGGCCCACGTCAACCCACGTCTCCCAGTCTCCAGCCTCAGCAAGGCTCTTGACATGGGCCGAGATGTTGTCTCCGTCGGTCCCGTTAGCCCAGAACTCCTGATAGAGCTGGCGAACGGTCGGGCGAAGCTCCTCGTAGTACCCGTTGGCGACGTTTCGATTGTCAACCCCAAGCCAGTAGGAGCCCGTAAGCGGCTGCCTCGCGTAGATCGTCTGCTTGGAGTCGGTTTCGAGGTACATCACAGCCGTACCGAACGCGGCCATGTCCTCGTAGAAGCCGGGAAGCACCGAGTAGAGGGAACTCCTCACGAACTCCTGAGAGAGGCGCTCCTCGGCCCAACCCATCCAGTCCTTGACCGGGCCAAACTCAGCGAGGTCCGGATCGTCCGTGGTGAACCGGACCCATTGAGACGCGGGCGAAGTGATGTAGGCCATCATCCCGGCCGCGAGAGTCCGGAGATCCTGAGTTGCCGTCGAGTCGTAGATGTTGAGGTTGCGACGATCCCCCTTGTTCCAGTCGGACAGGTTCATCCGAAGACGGTAGGGAGACAGGTAGTCAGCAATGGTGCGCCAATGGCCTTCGTAGGTGGTGCGGACAAGCTTGTAGTTCGCAACCTGGCGGTTGATCCGCGTGCGCTTGCTTTCCTGACCGTAGGGAGAGTTGTTCACTACTGGCCCAGCAAGGTCTTGGGAGCGTAAGAACCACTCACCGCGTTCTGATCGCTGAAGACGGTGCCGAAGCCGCCCTTACCATCGCCCATGAGAAGGCGCTGACGGGCGCGGGCCATGCGGGCAGAGGTGGTGGCCTCTTCGCCGGCCAGTTTGTTCTTTGCCTCTTCCTGAAGAGTGGCCTGACGCTTAGCCTCCCGCTTGGCCTCGTTCTCGGCGGCATCGCCAGCACGCTTCGACCCATACGCCTGAGTGCCCGTGCCGATCAGGCCGAGCGCGAGAGCCCCGATGGCAAGTTCGACGCCCATCTAGAGAGCCCTCACATAGGTTGTGTGGACTTCCCCGTAGCCGAGGCCCGTCAGCGTGTGGCTCCAGTCGTGGAGCTTCGTGGACTGGCGTAGAACATGGCTGATGCCTTCGGACTTGAGGTGGTTGTCGCACCAGATGACGAAGCGAACGGCTCCAAGGCCGCGATGCTCAGGCGCAACGTAGAGCGCCCCCTGCTGCGCCATGCTGATCGAAGGGTAGTCGTGATGCGTGGCGAGGAAGAACGTGCTGTACCCGACGAGCTTGCCGAGTTTCCGAGCCGTTAGAACAATGAGCGCCCCGGCGATCTCGTGCTTGATGTACTCAGCGAGGGAAGGGGAGAACTGGTCTTTGGGAAGGGCTCCAGTCTCAGCGTGGTTGTCCTGAATGAGCGACTGAGCTTCACCCCAGACTTCGGAGACAAGCTCTCGAGAGAAAGTGAGAGCCGTGTGGGTGGGCGCTTCCTTGACGTCGGTTCCCCTCTCTACCAAGGCTCTAACAATCTAACGCCCTAGTAGAAGAAAAGCAAATAGAATCGTAGGCATATTGCGAATCTAGTAGTTCCGAAAATGGGAATTGCACCACCCGTAGTACATGGAGTCCCCCTTGTTGGGGGACGATAGGAGGGTGGAAAGGTAGCTAAGTGTTAGCGTTAGTCCCGCTCAAGCGGGTTGTACTCCCACGCGGGACGGCCATCTTCAAGGCGAGGCTGGCTGATAGACGCAACGGGTGAGTGAGCCTTCGCAACGCGATCCGGCGTAGCGAACGTGCAGGCGAGGGCGTCGGCGCGATCCACGCTGAACCCAAGGCGCTCCTTCACGTCTTCCTTGGCCTCAAGCTGGAGCTTCCCCGCTTGGTTGTGCCAGTAGGACACGCTCGTCAGTTCAGCTCGTAGCTCCTGGCTCTCAGGCAAGCAGCCGCCGCGCTTCACCCACTCGGCCATCCTGAACCAAATCTCAGCACGCTTGTTGAGAAAGCGGGAGTCGTCAGCGCGGCCACCGAACTGGACATCAATGGGCGTGTACCGCTGAGCGTAGAGGTTGTCGAGGACCCCGGCGCCGTAGCCGCCAGTCCCGTCCACGAACACGCGGTCAGCGCCCCAGTTGGTCGAGATGTTCATGACCGCACCAGCAACTTCCGTGCTACGCGCATTCATGAGGACCGCCGGCTGAAACGCGACCAAGCCTTGACGCTTGAAGATCACCGTCTTGTCATCGCCCTGACGCGCAACGTCAACCCCAAGGCGCTTCTCAGCCCAGTAGTAGTCCTTCTCCGGACAGTCTCGCTTCATCGACGCCATCACATCATCGATGGTGAGGAGCGTATCGTCCCGGCTGGCTGTGAGATCGCAGAGCCATTCCCGACGGAAAGCCTTGGGCGACATCGCCTCCTGGGCCTTCTTCACCTCGTCATCGGGAACGGCGTGCGTGTCGTTGATCGTGAGGAGCGACGCATACCAGTCGGGCTTGTCGAGCGCGTTGTAGTAGAGCCGAGACAGCAAGTCATCTCCCATCGGCGTCCCGATGAAGATGACCCAGCCCTGACGATCAGACAGCGCGGGAATCAGGATCGCGTCCCAGAGTTCCGGCTTGGCCTGGGCCACCTCGTCAACGACTACGCCATCGAAGTAGAGGCCGCGAATGGAGTTGGGGTTGTCGGCGCCGTAGAGCCTGATCCTCGCGCCGTTGGTGAACTCAACCCACGTCTCGCTCTCGTTGATCTTCGTTCCAGGCACCTTAGCCGCGTAGGACTTGAGGTAGTCCCAAGCAACGGCCTTCGCCTGCTTGAGTTCGGGGGCGAGGTAGCCGTAGCGTCCTCTTTCCTTCTTACACTTGAGCGCGGAGTCGATGAGCTTGAGGATCGCCAGCACCGTCTTGCCGCCGCGACGGTGGACGATGAGAACAGAGTTGCGCTTGAGTCTACGGAAGACTGTGTCCTGCCACGGGCGGGCGCGGAAGCCAAGGTCTACGACGGCCGAGGCCGGCTGATCGCTCAAGCGCCTTCACCAGCGGGGATGAAGACATCGCATAAACACGACACACACGGCCCCGCCTCTTCAGCGTGAGAGTGGCGCTCGTGACCGCAGCGGCAGATCATCTAGTACGTCTTCGGCTTCCGCTTCCCACGCTTCCGCTTCGCCGTCACCTCATTCGGCATCGGCCTAAGCATGAACGTGGTCCACGAGTCCTCCCCGTTGGTCACGGCGTAGCAGAGACAGCCT